TGTTGAGTCGTTGGTGCGCAAGACAGAAGAGAAGGTACGCACTATGATAGATACAGCAGATCTTAGATTTGAATCGCAACGCGAGCGCTTGCGATCAAACCAAGATGCTGAGATGAAAGACCTTGAAGATAAATTGATGGGTAAATTACAGAGAGCATTGGATAATCCTTTAGCTGATTAGGAGAATAACATGGATGAGTTTAAAAAATTTGATGTCAATGGTGATGGTAACATTGATAAGTCTGAATGGGATGCACTTGAGTACGAGGATCGTAAGCGTCGCCTAGAGGATGAAGACGCTCAACGTGATGCTCAACGTAGGATGACATGGTTCGCCCTGTCAGGGATGCTCCTATACCCCTTTGCGGTGGTGCTAGCAAATGTATTAAGTTTAGATCAGGCAGCTAACATACTAGGTAGCATGGCAAGTGTGTACTTTGTATCAGTTGCAGGTATAGTAGCTGCGTTCTTTGGAGCGACAGCGTTATCGAAAGGTAAAGGCAATGATTAATTTAGTAGGTAATTTAATAGGGCCAGTAACAGGCTTGTTAGATAAGGTTATTGAAGACAAAGATCAGAAGGCAAAGCTTGCTCACGAGATAGCAACGATGTCAGACAACCATGCACAACAGGCATTGATGGGCCAGCTAGAAATAAACAAAGCTGAAGCTGCATCTGGTTCTTTATTTAAGGGTGGATGGCGACCATTCATAGGCTGGGTATGTGGTGTAGCTTTTGCATATCACTTTGTATTGCAGCCATTGATTGTGTTTGGTGTAACTGCAGCTGGTGTTGACATACCTGCTTTACCAGAGTTTGATATGGGTAGCCTGATGACTGTAATGATGGGCATGCTTGGGTTAGGTGGGCTTAGAAGTTATGAAAAGAAACAAGGAATTACAAAATGAGTGAAGCAATAAAGATACTGCAGGGTCGTATTGGCGCAACAGCTGATGGTAACTTTGGCCCTAACACTGCACGCGCTATCGTTGAACACTTTGGTTTGAATCGTAAGCGTGGCGCACACCTGCTTGGTCAAGCAGCACATGAGTCAGGAATGTTTCGCTTAACCAGAGAGAATCTTAATTACTCTGCTGAGTCTATGATGCGTGTTTGGCCTAAAAGATTTCCAACTATGGAATCGGCTGCACCTTATGCGCGTAACCCAGAGGCACTTGCTAACAAGGTGTACTCTAATCGCATGGGCAATGGGGATAATGAAGGGGCGTTATGGGTAGGGCGCGGCTTCATCCAGTTAACAGGCAAGGCAAACTATAGAGCATTTGCTAGTGACATGGGTCTGCCTGATGTGATGACTGACCCTGATCTTGTTGCAACTGAGTATGCATTTGAATCTGCCATGTGGTTCTTTGAATCTAATGGTTTGTTTGAGATGGCTGATGATGGTGTGAATGATTCAGTTATCACTAGCATAACCAAGCGTGTAAATGGTGGGACGCATGGCCTTGATGATCGTATGGAGCAGACAAAGAAAATACATTCTTGGATTGCACACGTTGGTGTATAGGTATATACGTTTCTAGCGGAGCTTAATGCTCCGCACGAAGCATATCTGCTATACGTGGATGGCTAGAAAATTTAGAAGTAAATCCTGGTAAGGGCGGTCTATTATTTTTTGCAGCTTGTGTTAGTTCAAACTCATGCAGCACAAAACCATAAGTAATTTCTTTACGTTCAGCTGCTGTTTTTGCAGTCTTTAATATTTCTTGGTACTGCTCGTACCTGTTGCGCTGTACTGTTGACTTATAAATAAGTTCTTTGTCTTCGTACTCTTTGTCTGTTTGGTTTCTGAATGCACGCTCAACGCCTGTTGTGTAGCCTGTTGTAAATTTTACATCGTACTTCTCAACAGCTACCCTGATTGCGTGACGTGGTATGCCATAGATTCTGTTGGCCTGTGCTTTTGTCATGCCATTGTTTGCATAGAATCTTATGCGTGCAATTAGTTCTGGTGTGATTGGTATAGTCATAAGTCCTCCGTGTGTGAGCGAGCCGAAGCTCGCCCTAGTTTTTAGAATGGTATTGTGTCATCATCTACATCGAGATGTGCTGTGCTTACCTGCTGCGCTTGCGGCTGACCGCCATGCTTCTGACTGATCTGCATAGAAAGATAGTTGTTATCATCCTTCTGTTTCTTCCAGCCAGCTATTTGCATCTGTGTTTTTGCAGCGTAGTCTTCCATTGGCCCAGAATAATCTGGTGCGTTCTCGTTGCCACGCTTGTCGTTCTCAAACAACACACCTACCTTTTGATAAACCTCAATGATCTTCATGCCATTCTTAGTTGTATCTGCTACGAGTGTGACCTTACGATCATTACCCTCTAGGTTTATCTTGCCTTGCAATATCATCTTCATGCTATCGAAAGGTTTGAATGCTGCGCCTGTATTTGTGTTATCATATGCCATGCTTCTGGCTCCTTTAGTTATTACCAGCTACTGCTAGTAGGTTTCTTGCCGCTATCTGCGGCATATTTATTGCCATCCATCTCACCAAGGAATACATCAGCGTTACATCCTAGATGCGATAGGGCTTTGGTTAGGCCATCAGTGACAGCCATCTTAGGTGCATCCTCGGCTAGTCTGCCTTTGGTTGCATCGAAGAACTTACGACACCCTGTGAAGGGGCCGAACATATTCATTTGCTCGCCATGCCAAACAGATATGTGTGCTAGTATACTGGCATCGCCATTACTTAGCTGCACTATTTCTGTGTGTGACTGCCATCCCCAACCCACACCTACTGGGCCGAACTGCTCGGTCATCATGCGTACTTGATATTGTGGATCGATAGCCGTAAAGCTACGCGATCCGAAGCTAACCTTCTTCAGATACTTGGGGTCTGACTTGGATAGCTTGTTCCATATATTTAGATTGTCCATTACTTGCTCCTCTTACTGATACGTAATGCGCCACGTTTATCGCGGCGTATGGTTAATAAATCTGAGTATACCTCGCGCTCATTGTCTGCAACGATAGCCTTGAGATCTTTCTTAGCTGACTCAAATGACTTGGCTGCAGGTTCGAACTCTAAATATTCTTGCGCTAGGTATGTGAAATGATTGTCTGAACTAGCGTCACGTTTAATCATATCATCTATTGGTATCTGATTGATGGGTGATGCTATCGGTTGGTCGTGACCAATAGGCTCATCGTCACTCTCGACGTGCGCCCAGAAATCAGTACAAGCATCAAGCACTACACCTATGTATGAGTCATGCTTCTTGACGTATGCACATTCCCATCTGTTGTTGCCAAAGAATACTGACATATATGCACCATCCATATTGGATAGCCATAGATACAGCTGCACTTGTGCCATGTAGTAGTCGCACACCTTGTCTAATGTATTGTGTGCAAACGTATGCTTGGCCTCAACAATCTCGTTGGTATCTTCTAGCACACCATCAAGCGTACCTACATACGGCACGCCATTGTGTGTGCGTGTGTACTTGTCTTGCTTGTCTAATATTTTTTTGCTGTACTCTTTTTCAAACCAACTAAGGTTCATGTTCTCAGTAGTGATACCCATTTGTACTGCTACTTTGTGTGACAAATCTTCTGGCTCGACACGACCTGTCTTGATCTGCCATAGTTCATACCAGTTGCCGTTCATTATTTTGACAGCGTCACTGCCGCCAATAAATCCTTTACGTTCCATTTTTATTCTCCTCTTATATGTACTTGTCTACTGCATTGTTGCAGTAGGATCAAGGTATTTGTTGAAGTCAGACTCAACAAGATCTGTATCAAGCAGCAGTCGTTGTCGATAGATAGAGTCAGGGTCGAGTATCCATTCTGGTATTGCGTCGCCAGATTTGATTCTCTTGACCATGAGTACAGCTGCGTCGAGCTTGCTCTGTGATGTCACCTTCAAGCTCTCTGTATTGCGCGAGTATTCTTCGACAGCTGCCTTCGTCGATATGATAAACGTCTTGATTGTCGGCCACGTACGAGAAGCTTGATACTGACGGACGTGACCATCGATCTTTTTTAGTGTGACCTCTAGGTCTATCTTCTCGTATGTTGAAGGTATATTATTGTTGATGTCCTCGACAATAAGCTGCAGCTCTTGACCGAGCGTGTCACGATCCATGCTAGATGGTGGCGTGTAGCGTTTTAAGATACCTTGTAGCCAGTTACCTATCATTGAGGTGCGTTGTGTGTAGTCCATATGTTACTCCTTATCTATGGCTAATTTTTTATGCGTCATATCATTGATGATTTCATCTAAGAAATCTGTGTTGGTTCTGTTGCTAGGTGCAACGTCTTCGATGTCATCTTCCCATCTCTCACCATTGAGCCATGTCGTAGGGTGAGGGATGAACTGTTTGTCTGTGCCTTGAGTAGCATCAGCAAATTTTCTAACAGCAGTAAGAATTGCAGTTGGGTCTGCAATCTTACATGCCTTATCAAATGCCTTGCGAGCGTGACCCTTTGCTACCTTGCGTGGGTAAGCTGACCAGAACGCATCGAAGGGGAGTGTCTGTGTGACACTCCAAGTAGTATTACTATTACTATTAATATCTATAACATTAGATATAACTTGGGGTGTCTGTGTGACACTGGTCTTTTTCATATCATCCTCCATTAAATGTTTGAATCTATACACACTAGCTACGCCAGTGCGTCCAGACTTTCTTGTTAGGTAATCGTTATCTATGCACCAGTTGATAGCACGTATGACTGTGCTTCTACTGAGTCCAGTAGTCTTAACTAAAGTTGGTATGCTTGGGAAGCACTCACCATTTAGATCTGTGTATCGAGCTAGTACAATCAAAATATATTTTGCATTAGGATTGTTTACTTGCCAATCAATAACATCTCGTAGTAATATGTCCGCGTACATTAGGTCTTTCCATTTCTTAATGTCCTCTTACCTGTTGAACCTCTAGTATAGTTGAGCATACTAGAGGTTTACTTTTGTATAGCAAGCAACAGACCTGCCGTTATCTAGCTTAATCATTTCTTTCATAAAAGGATAGCCACTTTCTTTAAGGTCATGCATACGTGCTGCCAACCTAAAGCAATGAAACATATTCAATGCTTCAATAGGTGTAATTGAATTGCCTTTATCAAGGTGTGCTTTAATCATCTTCGTTTGGTTTTCCATTTGTCTCTCCTAGTAAGTGTTCAAATAATTCCGCTGGCATTATTACCAACGACTGTGGTTTGCCTGTCTTTCTTTTGTAGAAGGCTATGTCCCTGCCATCCAGTACAGTAAATGGACTAGGGAAATTAGATTTATCTCTGTACTTTACTTCGGCTACCAGCTTTCGTCCGCCCAGTGTGACGTGGATGTCACCACTCCACTCTCCTCCGAGCGCACCTGAGAGGGGGACTCGGTAGTTTTCGATGCCGATTTTGTCGAGCCATTCGCAGAATCTTTTTTCGTGGTAGATTCCTTTAGACTTATTTTTGTTTGCCATGTCTGCTCCTCATAACAAGTCATACATATAGTATGATAGGTAGCTGGATTAGTTGTTGCCATTATCTGCACAAAAAATTCAGTACGATTATCACATGCATCACACGGATACGTGAGATTATTTAATATCTTTCGTGCTGATTTCGATCTGACAGCCAAGTGCTTCTACCCAACAAGCGAACATGAAACCTGAGGGAACTCGCTTGTACTGCTCCCATTTGTGAATCAATGATGGCGTACAACCTATACTAAATGCAAGACCTTCTTGTGAAATACCTAACTGATTGCGTCTATCAATTAGACTTGTAATCATTTCGTCATACGTTGTGGTAACATATGTATCTTGCTTATAGTTTGGAAACTTTTGCATTTAGTTTACGCTTGTCCCTGCTTGTGGGATACGCACCTTCCATAAGTTCCATCACTCTCATCACTTTAACTGCTGTATCATATCTTAATTCAGTGCTGCCATTTAACGTGCGATAGTACGTTGATGTTGGTAGACCTGCCTTGGTGAATACTTTATGCAAAGGAATATTAAATTCCTTATGCTTGTCTTGTATAATTTGCCAGTAACTTTGTATCATACTGCGGTTATGCAGTAATCAATCAAGCCAGTCAAGTTCATCCATCTCTACAAATCCAGCGCCGTTGCAATTACTGCACGCTCTCATTGGTATGTCATCGTTGAGGCTGGAGTATACAACTACTCCAGTACCATCACACTCAGGACAATCATTAAACTTAGCTACAACTTCAGTATGGAATTGTGTCATCTAACTCTCCTATCTTTTGGTTATCCTCCCATGCTTTTGTTGCTCGATCAAGAAATTTCTTGCGCACAAATTTAGGATTAGATTTCTGTAATGCATCAGCAATATCTATGAGATGAGAAGGCCAAGCAACCATTGGCCCCATCAGATCTGCTATAAATTCATAGTGTTGCCGTGTCATCGGCGGTGTTTTAAGTACAGTCTTCATCAGGTAGTGCCTCCCATTTAAGTTGTTTATCATTTTCAAAGTACATACTTATGTACTGATCGTTGTCATAGGTATCAGTTACCTTCAACTCAATGACAGTAAAGTTCTTAAAGATCTTACGTTTTTGTTTGATGTTGCTGACCTTATGTATAGTTATATCCATTATATTATCTCCTCTATATCTGTGACGGAAAAGTCTCTGTGTACTGATTTAAGGTAACCAGTACAGTCTGTTCCTTGATCTGCAACACGACAGAAAGCAATTCTTTTTGCTTCTTTTTCATTGTTAGCAATTACTCTTACAGTAAATCCTTCTTCGTGATGCATAGTTACTACGTAATTATGTAATCCATTTCCTGACATTGTTATCTCCCTGTTCCTCTTACTTGGTACTCTGCTTTGCAGCTATATCGACCTGCATCATGCGTGTCGTTCCATTGTCTGCAAAAATTCACAGCCTCCTCTTCAGTAAAGAAGGCATGTGTTTCTTTACCTATCTCATTTTTGAAATAGAAATTCTTACGACCTGCATGTGGTTCTAAACCATTAGGCCAGTCGTCATTGTCTTTCCACCATGTGCGTTGGAAGCAATCATATACTTCTATCATTGTTCGTCCTCCTGTTTGTTATTAGTTACAATAAAGTTTTTGATTTGCATTGCAGATATAATTGCATATGGTTTGTCATCTGCATTGGGTTCATAAATGTATTTCATTATTGTGTTGAACAAATAACTTAAGTGTTCATAATCAGGTGTATTAAACATGTTATCTAATTCTATTTTCATTTGGTTTTCCTTTTCCATTTCATTTCAATAGTTTACATGGTGCGTGCGTGCGACACAACCCACTACATATTGTGTGGTGTTTAAAAAAAAGCACAAGCTATGCCTCTCAGAAGAGAAGCATTGCCCACGTTACAGTTACAGTAGCCATGATTGCAGCTGCGTATGCAAAGATTGCTATGCCTTGATATAGTTCATCGCGTTTGATCTCTTGCTCAGTGCAACCAAGCTCACGCATTTCATTGCGTCTTTGTTGTATGATGTCGTACATTGTATAACTCCTGTGTAGTGAGGGGGGCTTACGCCCCAACCTCTGCTGCTATTTTGCGTGCTGCTTTTACTGCTTGGCTTTCTTTAGGTGCAGTCTTTAAGCTCTTAGGCTTGTATTGATAAGCTTGTCCGCCAGTAACTATTGTATATACTTGGCAATCAGCATCATGTCTGATTTGAAGTTCGCTTAATTCAAGTGTTAAGCGTTGTATGTATTGGTCAATACGTTCACAAGCTGTATGATTATGTTCTTCTTTCTTTGTATCATAATCTGCGCTTGCATCTGCAATTTGTTTTTTCTTGTAGTTAAGGCTACTTAATGATGTGTAACAAGAGTCTTTAGCTATAGACTCAAGGAAGTATTGATTAACCATCGAAGTGTTTGACTCACCATCTTGATTAGTATGATATTTAATTACTTCTAGTTTTAACTTAGCTAGATTTGATACGTTATTTGACATGTTGTTCTCCTAGTAAAAAGAGAGGCCAATCCTCTCTATGCAGACCAAGAGACAGTAACAAAAAAGCCTACTTAGGCTGGTGTGCCTTGCAACTTCTTTCCACGCCTGTGACCAGATGTAAGTAAGACAAGCATAGAATAGAATACAGACAGGAGTTAGTGATAAAGGAAAGTGGTTGCGAGGTACTTTTGATGCTGTCATGCAGGTCAAGTAGAGAGGAATGGCAGCTCTTTCTAGGAGAACCCACATGTCACGTATCAAATCTAGATGAGTTAAAACTCTAAGTACCTTTTAGTATGTTTTAGTATGTTTAGTATCAAATGCTGAGTATAAAGGGTGGAATGATTCGAGTGCAGGAGAATCATGAACGCACTAAATCAATGTAATGACTGTTTTGTGCGTTGACACAGGGTGTATTTGTAGTGCTAAACATGGGGGGAGAGAGGGAGAGGGGGGCTACAGTAGGAGTTAGTATGGCAAACATAGCACTAAGAAAGTTAACAAAGAAACAGACTGCACTCGTTGAAGCGTATGTAGCAAATGGTGGTAATC